CATATAATGAACACCCGATATGCCAAAATTTAAAATAGCTGAAAAATTTATTTTAGACTCGATCATGGGCTTAGGAATCTTACCACTTATAAACACTATTTTTGTATTTTCTGAAATAGCATTGTTTATTTTACTATCTTTAATGTATGTGTTGCAACCTTTGCCACGCTCTCCGTCCAATCTAAACAACACTGACATATTGTCAGTAGAGATTCCGTTTTTCTCAAACAACTTTTTACAAAATTCAAGATGTTGTTGTTCATTGCCGCCGGGTATTACCACCAGAAGGGGTAATGAATTGAAAATTATTTCATTTAAATCTTTTAATGTTAAATTTTCAACACTAGATTGAATATTTGTAATTTTATTGTCGGCTAAAATTTTTCGTATGCTAGGATGCACATCAATATGCTGGAGTGCAATGTCTATATCGTCACTCCATGTGTGGATTCCGTATTTTCTAGCGTCAATTAACACATTAACTAAGTTCGTGTCAACTGGCTGTTGAACGTTCGGTGATACATTTTTAAAAACAAAGGCATTGTCCTCAAATTTCACCATAGGGACATAATTTTCCAGATCGGCTTTTATATTTTCTATCTGTGCAACCATATCGTTGAATGTATTATCGGCTGAAAACATAGAATCTACAATATTGCAGTTGATCCAGTCGATATGGTCTTCTCTTAGGTCAAAGTCCCACGATTTCTTTTCTTGATTCCACCCGATAGTCGAACCATGTATTCCTATTGTTCGCTTATAATTTTTTATTTTGGTAATAACTGCTTCATCGAAGGGAAAAGATACCGAAATTACCTGTTTATTTTCAGTATCATGTTTACAAACAACAATCGACTTAGAATGGTTTAAAGTTCGCAAAGGGAACTTAAATGTCGGGCTAGTGACCGATTCAGTAAGGTCTATTTTTAGAGCCAAACTGAGCGATTTTTGATATTTTTTGACTAATTTGATAGCCAAATTGGCCTGTTTTTCGGTAAAACTGTTACCATTTATAATCTGGCTGGAAAGACTATGTATAACGACATTATCCATCGACATAATGTTAATAGGATCGTCAAATAAGTATTGTCCGTTTGATGCTAATCTATGAATTAAGTCTTCTATGTGCATACATGTTATTATACATTAAAAAATAAAAGGATTCAACCTAAGAATCCTTTTATAAAGTTGCATCTTCTAGACCAGCTGCTCGTAATTTTATGATATTACTTAATTGCCACTGTTTTATGTCCAGTCCTTTGACAATACCTAACCATTGATTTCTAAGTAGTGCAAATTCGTTGATAATTTTTTCCATATCAACTACATCTGCTTCACCATCAACATACTTTTCACAATCTCTGCTGCTTAGGGCACGTTGATAGTTTTCTAAAAACTTTTTGAAGGCCTTTGATCGAATTCTTCTCAGCTCAATATTTAGATATTCTAGTATTGCTTCAATCTCTTGTAATTGATTAAATCTTTGCTCAACTATCCCAGGCAAAACTGAACTTGATTTTTCTATGTTTCCATAGATCTTAACTTCAGACCTTGCCTGAGATAATTCAACGTAATAATGATCAATACACGCAGGTAGAAAGGCAATATCCTTGCTAACTTTAGAGTACCAATGGGACATTAATAGTCCTCATCTTCACTTGGTCCATAATCGTCAGATTCTTCATCGGCATATTCAGATTCTTCAGCTACTACTGCTTTAATAGCAATATCGAGATGAGGATCATATCCCATAACCGCTTCAAGTGCGGCTACTTCAATGTCTTTACCTAAAAGATAATCAACATATTGGTGTGCAGCAATTTCACGATTTTTTTCAGGGATATATTCGCGGAAGGTATCCCAAATTTCTACAATTAAACTCTCATCCATTATTCTACCTCACTAGTTTCGATTAGTTCATTAGTTGGCACTATTTCACCATTTTTAGAAATTTCTTCCATCATGATTGCTAGGCCTTCTTTTTCATTTCGTTCCCATGCCTTGCGGAATTGTTTGATAACTTCTCCGTCAGCAGTTGTATAAACAAGACTATTGCCTTCTTTTTTCAACATACCTTTGGCTTCAAACAAATCAACTAGTCCACTGTAAGGACTCATACCGGTTGAGTATGGAATCTCGACTTGAACTGACTCAAAAGGTTTTGCATAACGAGTTTTCATAATCTTACAAGCACTACGGATACCGTTAACTGTAGTAGTCTTATTACCGTCGGCATCAGTTTTCAATTTCAATTTACGCATAGCAACCACAATAGAGCTTGCATAGATGAAACCTTGTCCACCTGAGATCTTGTCATCTGGGTCAAACATGTCTTGTGATGCGTAGGTGTGATTTGTACAAACCATACCTACATTCCACGAACCAAACATGTTTACACAGTTACGAACAAGTGATGTAAGTGCTTTAGGCTTACGGCCCATATCACCTTTCATTTCACCAGCTTCGAACTGATTAACGTCTGTAGGAGTTAACAACATACCCAACGAGTCAATTACAAACAACACCTTTGGACGAGCGTCCTCGGGCATAACTTTGTATTCTTTCATGAATTCGGAGATGGTTTTTGCCACGTCGTCAATCATTGCCATGTTGAGCTTTAGAAGTTTTTCTTCACTTGTGTTAACACCTAGATCAAGCAACCACTTTTCATCAAGAGCGTTTTCGCTATCAACTAAGACAACAAAAATGCCTTGTTCTTGTGCTGATTTAATAATATTGCCTGAGCAGATATAACTTTTACCTGCACCAGATTCACCGGCAAATACTGTTACTTTACCCATGGGCACTCCTTTATTGAAGTGTCCTGAGATCAAATAATTAAGAGCATAATTGCCAGTTGAAATCCAGTCAGTAGGATCATTGAAGCCAATACCAAGTCCGTCGATAGACTTAGTAATTGACTTACGAAATTTAGAGATGTCAAATGCTTTTCCCATTTTAACCTCTTAAATTATTGCTTGTTACGATTGCGAATCATCGCTAAGATATCAGCTGCACGACTAGATGCTTCTCCGCCTGCGCTCTCAGCGGTTGCGGCCGGAGCAGTAAATGATTTCTCTGCTGCTGCCACATCTTCATCCCAAGGTGCTGATTCTTCAGCTGCTGGAGTAGGTGCTGGACGAGCTGCTGGTGCTGCGGCTGGCTTAGCTGCTCCACCTTCGCCACCTTCACGACCACCATAGCCTGCTGGCTTGAAGTATTGACCCCAACGATCCATGTCAAATGCTTCACCATCTACTGATGCTTCAAACATTTCTTTCATGACCTTGAGCTCAACATCACCTGGCTTCTTGGGCAAGAAGTCTTTTAGATTGAACAATCCATGTTGTTTAATAGCTGCATTTTCTGCTTCACTCAAAGCACGTTCACGACGAGCCCAGGTTGAAGTAGAGTAATCAGCATAACCACCTTTACTTGTCTTAGCAATCTTGAAATCAAGACCGCGAACCAAGTCTGTTGGTAGTTCTTCAATCTCACTATCCATCAAAGCATTCTTAACAATGTTAAAAATTTGACTGCCGATGATGAATCGACGGATTGGGTTTTCAGGAGTTTTGTCTTCCTGTAGTTTGCTTTCGCCTACAAAACCTTGGAACAGGTATGACTTCTTCTTCCAGTACTTACGACCCATATCTTCCAAAGACTTGTCTTTGAACCATGGACGCACTTCTGTAAGAATTGGACATGTTTCACCCCACATTTCCATACATGGGACTTGCACAGTCACAGGCTTGGAATTGGTCTCACCTTTGACACCGGCGAAAGGCAATTTGATCATTGCACGTTCGATCCAGAAGAAAGTATTTGAGCTGTCACCGTCAGGAAGGAAGCGGACTGTTGTAGTCGAACCTTCTGGCATGTTCCAGTGAGGGTAAATTGCATTATCACCGCCGCCGGATTGCCCGCCGCCTTGTTGTGAAGATGCTTGTAGTTTTGCGCGAATTTCTGCTAATGTTGCCATAATGTTTTTCCTTAATGTTGATTTATTATGCCTCTTCTTTAAAGCCTACTGACTAAAAAGAAAAACTGTGCATAGCGTTAACTATACACAGTTTTATTTATCTCTGCAACCTAGATGGCTGCGAAATATATGTTATTTTGCCAAACCTGCAAGTTTCATAATGGACTCAAACTCTTCTTGCACTCTTGGACTTTTCCAAACTTTTGCATTGGCATTTTTATTGCGGGCGTCAGTTGCAGTTTGGGCAGTGTCTTGACTTCTTTGTTTTTCTTTACGAACGTATGCAGGAATTGTGTCCATATCTGGACCTTCTTCCACTCTGCTAGAAAGATGCTGGACAAGTTTTTCGGCAAGCATTCCGGCCTGGTCCCCCATTTCTTTCTTGATATGAGTAACTACACCAGTTTCACCTTTTGGAAACTTTCCAGTTTCTTTATCAAAGAACGAATATACCATTTCTGCAATTTCTCTAACAGAAGGTGTTGCAGGCGATGTAGCATCTTCTCTTGGCATCTCTTCCGGTGCTGCTTGTGGATCTTCTTCGTCAGCAGTTTCGCCGCCTTTATATCCTAACTCTTGTGCTGCATCTACATCATCTTTTGCTAACCATCCCAAGATTGTGTCCTTGGGATCAGCTTGTGGATTTACCTTTGCCAGTTGTTGTAATGCTGCTTCTAAGTCTGGATCATCGATACCTATACCTTGTAATGCATCAATAGCACTGCGGCCGTCTACATCCAAAGTCAGTCCTTGATCCAGAAGATCTTTCAATTGCGCCAATACATCTGGGTCTAGCTTGCCTTCTTCAAGTCGGTTGGCCCACTCTTCGAACTGGGCAAAGTCGTCAACTGGAGACGACGATACTTCTTCGGCTACTTGTTCTACTTTAACAGCATCTTCTAAATCAATTTCACCTGTTTCGTGCATAATTTTATGAATCAACGGGAAGTATTGAGCTAGGTCTTCTCTAAAAGAACTAACAGTAAATGCACTCTTATAGTCTGCCAATGTTGTTTCATCAAGATTCACATCTGCCTGATTTGGAACAAAACTTTCGTTCCATTTTTCATAGTAACCTTGATTGCACAGGCCTTCTACAGTTCTTCGCAAACTTTCTAATTTCATATCAGTCTTTGATGTAATCTCATTGACTTTCTGATTTAATTCGTCAGGTTTACCGACATGTCTTCTAAATGCAGATAATTGAAGAATCTCTTCACTCATTTTAATAATAGCATTGCCCCTATCGTCGTAAGGACGGCCACCGTTTGCTACATGTCGTTGCATTGCTTTTGCACCTGCAATATGAATAAACGGGTATTTAAAACGTTCACCTTCACTGTTTTCAACATATAGTGCTTTGATATTGCTGCCCCTACTTCTAGCACCGTGAGATTCATTTTCGATACTGTTTTTATGTTTAGCGATTAGTTTGGTTTTTTCTAATACACGATAGCTAGTTTTTTTACTACCTTCAAATTTTAAAGATTCATTCATATTCATTTGGTCATCCTTTGGTCCATTAGCAGCAAGGTATTGAAAATCATTTTTATCTAAATTGCTTTTTGTGATATCTCGAGTGTCAAATCTTAATAGTCTGCGCTTGGCAAACATTCGCATTTCTCTCAAGAAATCATACCATAATTGGTGTACAAAATCTCCAGTATTTTCTAAAATACCTTGACTATAAAAAATTTTCAATGTGCCGCGCTCATTGATACTAATACTAACTCTGCCAAGATTTTCATTTTCAACTACAAAGTCAAAATCGAAAAATCTAGCTTCCTTAGGGTCTGTAGTGACTCCGCCTTCTTCGTCGCCCATTTCTAAATTTTGGAAACGACTGCGAATTTTGTCGAAAACGTCTTGGCTAATTATGTGAGTGGAATTCATAGCTATATTTATTAATAACTGCTGATGTAAATTGGCATGGGCATGTCATACTCTTCGAGGCCGCTGTGATCTCGCATCTTATCGTAGATTGTTGGATCCCATTCTTGCAAAATCAATACCATTCGCATGAGTAATAACAGTGCTGCTACTAAATCGTCATGTTGTCCTGTTTTGGCTTTGAATGTAATACCGCTGGCAATAAAAGTTTTAAGTTCGCTAATTAAACTTTTGCTGTTAATAGTAATTTTCTTTGTTTCTATTAATTGTTTTAGTTTAGCACAGGAATTAAGTTTAGCACTGTGAGTTGTATTAAATCCTTTGCGGAATCTACGCACATGACCTTTCTTGATAGGTTCGCTTAGAAACAGCCCGGGGATAGTTTCCTCGCCTAGTTCGTTAATAGCAACTAACGCACTTTCACCTACAGTATTGTTTTCTACACTATAATAAATGGATGCATTTAAACCGTCTCTGTTAAATTCACCTTCTATATACTTGCACAAATCTCTGAGAATTCGGGCTTGCGCCTGCACCGGTGTAGAATTATGATGCCATTCGCATACTTGTATTAAACTAGGTAATTCTAAAATTTCAATCGCTGCTGGATCTCCACCCGTGCCCAGGCTAGGATCTAATGCAACAATGTAAGTGCAGGCAGTATCGATCTTTTTATACCAGCGAGCTTGGCCCATTTTTAGTATAGGTTCCATTCCTTCTAAATTAGATAGAGAAATACTGTTGATCAAAGTTTCGTCAAAGATTAAGAAGCGACATTCGTGCTCTCGCTCGAATCGTTCGGCACCAACTCGACTGCGTTCAGTTTCTGCCCACACTTCGTCACGATCCGGATGTTGACTCCAGATTGCCATGAAGGGGTAGAATCCGTTTCTTCCAATTATTTGTTCGTTTCCGAATTCGTCAAATCGTTTGTTTGCTTCGTTCCAAATTTGTGCAAACTGGTCTTCATCACTGTTAGGTGTTGAAGTGATAATGGCTTTACCACCAGTTGCTAGAGTAGGAGAAATACTTGTCCAAAATTCAACAGCAATGTTTGGCGCCACGTATGCAAATTCGTCGCAATATAATAGCGAAATACTCATACCCCGGCCGGTAGTTTCTGTTGTTGTTTGCGCCACAATACGACTGCCGTTGTCAAATTCAATACTTTGCTTATTATAACTAGTAACACCGCAACGAATAAAATCAGGACATGTTTCATAAGCATATCTTAATCGTTGCATAATTT